AGGTATTACCTGGAATTACCTTTTCGCCTTCTTTGAAAAAATGCTGACCAAATCTTTCGACTTGATTTTGCAGAATTGATTGAAGAGATGTTAATTCTCTAGCCTGGACAGCATATCCAGGTTTAAACAGCACCTTATGATAATCACTAGATGGATCAAAGTCATCAAAATATGGTGCTACGTTGAGGTTTGTCTGCTGTGGCATAATTCTTTAGAACTGCAAAACAATTTTGATATCTTCTTTTTGGTTAGCTGACCTTGTAATAGAAGGTCTATTGTCAACGTATACGATGTTTCCTGCATATTTTTTCACTTCTGCAGGAGCAATACCATCCGTAAAAGTAAGACCAAGATTATATGTCCTACTATTTATTGTGGTTTGGATGCCGCTGAAGTTTGAATCAATCTGTAAATCAACTCCTGAAGTAGGAGTGATTGTCAAACTACCTCCAGTCCCTGGAGCAGACGTAAATTCTGTTAAATCAAATCCATATGTTGGGGTCGTCTGTGCAGTTCCAACTGTGTTGAAACCTGCTAAAGTTCTATCTTGCCAATATTTCAAAACGCCAGTCGTTTGATTATAATTAATAACTCTTCCCTGAGCAGTTGTGCCAGTGGAAACAGTTTGAGTGAAGTAAGAATCTGCTGTGAAGGTTGCAGAACTGTATCCTGCACCTGCCAATCTAAGAGCACCAACAGCACTTGCTTTATCGGCAGACAATAAAGTGTTAGATGTGGTTTTTGGATTTTCTACAATACCAACTCTGGCAATTTGATTTCCTGTGATAAAATCAGGATTTTCAATATCATTTTCAATTCTAGAATAAAGAAGAACGTTTGTTGCACCTAGTTCTCTATAAATGTCTGCACCATGACCGCCCATTGGAGAAATGATTACATCAAAGGTTGGCCTGGTTGTACCAGTTGGAACACCACCACCAACTAAATCAACATTGGCAAAGGTATATCCAGATCCCTGATTTGTGATAGTGATAGAGTCTATTCTCTGATCATTAGTTGTTATGATTGTGCATTCTGCTCCAGTTCCATCACCTCTGATGGGAACATTAGCATATCTAGTTGCACCTACAGGACCAACACCTGCTCCTCTGTTAGTAATGGTCGCAATTTTGATTGAACCATCTACAGCATTATCTCTAACTGTTGCATTTTCAGTTCCAGTTGTCCAATCTTGAGGGACTGGCATAAAGTCAGTTGATTCAAATTTAACGATCTCACTAGGTTTAATAGAATACAAATACTTCCAGATATAACCATCACCACTGGTGCCTGCAGATCTTGGTTCAAGATCTGTAAAGGTTGGTTCATCTAAGGAAGGTTTTCCATTAGGGTTATCTGGAGAGATTCCATTATGTAAGCAAATATAAACCCTAAAATCACTATTAATTACAAAGTAAGATGCAGAGTATAAGTTTGTAGCACCACTTACTTTAGCAGTATTTGATCTGCTATAGTCATGACGATACATGTCATAGGTGGTGCCGGAGGACCAAGTTCTTTTAGTGATAACTTGCCTTACATCCTGAGAGTTGATCTTCTTCAGAGCAACCATAGAATCCCAGTACTTATTCTCCTCATCAAAATTGTCTTTTGGTGAGGGGGGATTTTGATCCCATGTCGAAGAAAAGTCAGTGGCGTTCGTCAGTCCGATGAAGGAATAATATGCATTTGTAGATGTAGTTACACCACTAACAAAATTTTTCGCATTTAATATCCTAATCTGATCAGTAATTATTGCAGCCATTGGACATAGATTTTTCTTTATTTATTATGATTAGATGTCATAATTTTTAAATTTCAATGCTTTCGATCTTTGAACGAATGTAGAAGTTGTAATTCCACCAACACCACCAAGAGTGAAAGCTGAATATGAAGTCACCTTAGATCTGGAGGCAAGTTGTATTTTACCCCAACTAAATTCACCGAAGGAGTTTGAGGTTTGAATACCAACTCCATATGGGAAGTTGTTGTCAACATCCACAAAAACTCTTGTTATATGTGAGGTTCCGATACCAACACCCTCAGAGTTAACTCCTGTAGGTCTAAAGACAGTTTCGGAACTTGCCACTTGATATACATTATCTATATGCAAAGTTCCAACACCAACTGTTTCACCAGAAGAATCTAGTGCGGTAATAGATGTTGTTGCTGATCCAACATTTGATCCGAAGACTACAAAGTAATCGCCAGCACTTAAAGAACTTGCAGTAATCGCAGTAGAGACAACTCCGGTTGTGAGACCCGCATTTCTGAGGAAAGAATTATCGGGAATATGAAGATCGAAAATAAACTGTGTGGTTCCAATTCCAACAGACGTTGTTCCAAATCCAACAATGATTCCAGAGTCTCCGCTGTAGGATACAACTTTATTCTCTTCAACACCTCTAGTTGGAGGCGAGAACAGTACGAGAGGAGGATTAGTTTGAGTATAACCCAGACCAGGATTAGTAATCGCAACTCCTGTGATTGTTCCTGCTGCTCCGATGGTGACCGTTCCAAGTGCTGTTGTAGTGGTTCCAATGCCAATACCAGCAGCAGTGCTTGCAAAACTGACCTGTGCGGTAGAATATCCAACACCACCTGTAGAGATGGCAACTGATGTAATCGTACCAGCGGCAGAGACTAATGCTGTTCCTGCGGCAGATACCTTATCATCTTGAGTGATAAACTTGACTTTATCTTGGAAGATTAAATTAGTTTTATCCTCAACTTCATTAAAGACATTAAACAAAGGTCTTAAAGTATCTACGTAGATCGCTGTCGATCCAACTCCAACACTCTTAATGATATGTGCAGTAGGATTAACAACTGGTTCATAGTGTTCTCTATCTTTACCAACTTCCTGCTCATTAATAAACTTGTCTTCAGTTTGTCTACACCAAATCACAGGTCTAAGTAATGCAGTGTTTTGAATATTACCAGGTCCAGAATATGTGTTTGTCTCAGCAACATCAGTGCCTGTGATAAGATCAACAGATCTTACGTCCTCTTTAAGGAATGGATCATCAGAAACAATTTGTAAAGTATCTCCTTGTTTTACAGTTTCAAGAACTTCTCTGAGAATAACATCCTGATCACCAGTTCCTTTATAGAAAATAATTTCTACGCTATCACCAATTTTAGGTGCTTCTGTAAATTCAATTTGACTTCCACCGTTAAAGATATAACCCTCTCCAGGAACTTGTAAAATGTTATTAACAAAAACAAGAAGAACGTCCTGAACATTAACTTTAGATCCTCTACCTGCAACAATGGAGGTGACCACTCCATTCAATTCGATGGGGAAGTTTGTTCTTGTTCCATTAATAAACTGCTCAATATTGTCCATGACTTGGAGTTGACCAACAGACCATCCAGTAAACTCATCAGTTGCAATTTCATCAACAGTAATCTGGAACTCTTGGAAGGTCTTAGTGATGTCAGTTGGAATACCTACTGTTCCTCCGATAGAGACTGTCAGAGTTTCGTCATTACCATATCCAAATCCGGTATTGCTAATTTCAAAATCAATAACACTAGATCCCTGACCAACAACAATATTGACCTTTGCCCCAGATCCATTACCCGAGGACGATGAACTATAAACTAGTGGAATATTACTGTAACTAATAGGATCATCAAAGAATACAACGGGAGGTTCTGTAGAAGTATACCCAGTTCCAGGATTTGTAATAGCAACACTAACAATATGACCACCGCTAATGGAAGCAGTTCCAATATTCAATCTATTTGAACCGGTAAGAGAAGTGGTTGCAACTCCAACATTTACAGTCTGAGCACCGGGTCTGTATCCAGAACCGCTATTACCAATACTGATGGACTGAATAGTTCCCGCAATTGAAACTGCAGCAGTTCCACCAGCAGCAACCAGAGGTTGATATCCAAATCCCTCAGTTGATCCAACGGAAACGATTACTCCACCCACTGGAATAGTAGAGGTTCTAATATCTGAGGTGTTTGAAACAGCAGAACCAACAAATGAGATAGATGTGATTCCTGCATTTTCTGACATTGTAAATTGATTTGTGCTTCCAGGAGTTTGGAAGATATCCTTAACCAGAATAATACCAGTATCAGTTGCAATACCAGTTATATTTGATCCATTTTGCTTTAAGGTAAACTCTTTTTGAGTTCCGTTAAACTGATTTGAAATATCATCAAAGATATAGTTCTGATGATATGTCTCATTTGAAGAATCCTCTACACCACCTCTAAGGAATATTCTTCCCTGGAAACTTGATGAAGTTGTAATACCAGTCCAGTCTCTTTCATCAGGTGGATTTGTAGTAGATCCGATAGGAGTATTTCCAAAGGGAGCTTCAACAAAGTGAAGTACATTATCAATAATATTATAATTACCAACAACTTTGGTGACCAGAGCACCTGTAGCAGCATAAGCAACGCCAGTTCCCATCCATGCTCTTCTGACGGTTAAACGATTTGTACTACCAATACCAACACCATCCACTCTAATAATTTCATCTCCAATCTTTAACAGATCACTTCCCTTGATTGAAGTGATACCTACAAGTTTCAGAGAATCATCAGTTGTAAACATTTGATCAGCAAGAGTGGTTGTCACCGCAGTTGAAACAATCGGAGATTGAATCATATTGTCAATAGCAATAAGTCCCTTGGCATTTTGATTGATTGCTGTAAATCTATGAGATGTGCCAATACCAACACTCGTAAGATCTACCACCTCAGGCACTGGTTTGAGGGCATTTTGTGCGCTCGTAGCAATCTTAATTTCATCATCATTAACTTTAACAACGAATAAATCACCAGGTAGTAAAGTCGTTGTACCTATACCAACAAATGAAGTTGATGTGATACCAATTGCCTGTGTGCTTCCTGCACCAGCATGATTATATTGAATTTTTTCGCCCGTGACAAAGAAGTGATTAGGTATTGTAATTGAATTAGTTGTTACATTAACAACATTTGAATCGTTTCCTTCAAAAGATCTATCAAAGATCTTATCGGTCTCATGCGTTAATTCAAATGCTCTCTTAATGTCTCTTTCAGTTCCTTCATAGGTAGCAAATCCAGATTCAATCAGAGCATTAGTAAAGTCAATATTGTCTTTAGAATCATCTTCATGTCTAATTGCATTCATATAGACATTAACAACTGTGTTAATACTAGCAGCAGGTGTAAACATTAATTCTGTTGTTCCCGCTGCAGAGACTCTTGTTCCAAACGTTCCAAGACCCACTGATGTTCCTACTTCACCAAATTCAGTGTCATATGTTTCCTGAGTGCTTCCACCAGTTACAAAATCATCAACAACGATGATTTCTGACATTTGGTATTGATTGTTTGAAGTGTCTGCGACCTGAGCAACAAAGTATGCAACATCATAAGTATCAGGATAAGTAGCAACTGTATGAATACCTGGTGAACTTGAAGATCCAATACTTGTAGTTCTACCCTCTATTCTAGCGTGCTTCATATCGACGGTGCCAATACCAGTGATGCCTGCAGTGGTCAAACCAACTTGAATAGCATTAATGACACCGGTGGTTCCAATACCAACACCAGATCTTGGGTGGAACCTTATTTCAAGGTTTGATCCAACAAATGCAGCACTATAAGTACCAAGTCCAACATCTGCATCACCTGTAAGTGATGTGTTTAACTGTCCATATTCAAGTATTTCTATATCAGTTCCATTATGCACCACATTTAAATTATTAAACTCAAACTCTTCTGTTTTACTAACATCAGGAGTGATTTCAAGCATCACTTTGACAGAGTTGTGAGTGTTTGCAATACTTACAATCGCAGTGGTTGCAATACCAACACCGATGGTGGTGCTATCAGATTCAATTAGAGCAACACTACCAATAGAGGTGCTACCTGTGCTCAATAAATTATCATCAAGGTTATACGATATGGCAGCAATCTGATAATCATTTACCGAGAACTTAGTTGGGAAGAATTGTAATTGACCCTCAGTCCCAGAAATGGTAAAGTCAAATGAACCCTGGTCATAAGTACTTTCAACTCTACCGTACTGATTAATGTACCCACGGGATCCGTCATGAATGAGATCAACAATCATTAATTGACGCTGTGCAGTGAAGCGAGTATCTCTCACATAAGTAATATACTTCATCGCTCTTCTGGAGGACAGAGTAAAGGTATTTGCGATACTAAACTTGGTTGGTCTGGGACTACTGTTAAATTGACCGCTTATATTATCAATGGACAAAACTCTGTTGCCTATGGATTCAAGGAAATCTTGAAGAATTCTATTTGCAAATCTAATTTCAGTTGAAAGAACTCTTGACCCAACATTAAGGAAGTTTTCACTTACAAGGTCAAAGTCATAAACACAATTTACATCTGCTACACCAACAAGTTCATTTTTCTGGTCAAAATATGAAGTATTAGTTGCTAAACCAACGTTAGTTGATGCGGTTGATTCTAGTTGATAATCTGCGAATTTTTTATAACCAATCGTATGGTTTGTAGACGAAACAACATCGTCCCAAGTTTCTAGGGGAATTCTTGAATTAATAGAATATGCAAATGTCTGATAGTAATCACTATCTTGAATTCTTTGCATGTTAGAATTAAGGAATCCAGAATCATTCTGGTGTCCCTTCAATACTTCCGATGTTGCTCCCATCTTAAGATAAGATTCGTATGATCTTACTTCAGTTGCGACACCTTCAGTTCTTGATGCAGATCCTCTAATTAACTCGTTAGTGACAAATGTGTCAATAGAAGAAATTCTTAAAGTATTTGTTTTATCATCCCAAAACTCAACTTTTCCTGAAGCAGACTTACTTTTAACAGTTTCTCCATCAAAGAAATTATTTTGCTTTAATCTTATATCAAAGTTGGGGAAAAATATCTCAGGAATGATTCTTGCTCCAACAGAATTTGGAGCATCATATGATCCAGGGGTGGTTAATCCTGATGGAATATCTCCACTCATATTATAAGTAACAGATCCAAGTCCACCAACGTTTGCATCAACTGCTGTTAGCTCAAATAGTTTATACTCAAATTCCTCAGAGTTATAACCAAGTCCAGTGGATCCAATACCAACACTAACTCCTTCAATAAGAACCTTATCCCCAACAACAAATGGGAATGTAGATCCAGAACTAAATCCAGTATCAATACCAATCGTTACGTCTTTAGTAACGGTATTAAATCCAACCGTTCTAATACCTACACCGTTGCTATTCGATGTTGGAATAATACTTGGGAGAACATTATTGATACCAAAGGTATTTTTGAAGATGGTTACCTTAGAATCTCCGATAGAGTAACCAATATCAACATCTTTAACCTGCTTCTTAGTCTTACCATCAATAACAACTAGTTTAGGAGCTACGGTATATCCTCTTCCATTTGAAGTAATTCCAATTGACTCGAATGAATTTAGAGACTCAATTGTCACAATCTGAGGGATTGCTGTGCTTGGTTTAAGAGTGGTATCAGATGGAAAATCAAATCCAATGTCATTGATAACTGTTTTCTTAATCTGACCGATAGACGTACTTGCAACAGAGACAATTGCACCACTTCCGGTGTTTGTTGTTCCTACACCTACAATTGTACTAATACCTGGAAGTGAATAGTAATTAGTGCCACCATTCTGAACGGTAAATGCATTAATTGCGCCAGAGGTATGAGTGCAATCGGTAATATAAGACAATTTAGAGATAGTACCTGCATAAGAAACTCTTTCAGGTGTTTCCTCGACATAGTAATTAAATGAATTAGTTGCAGCAACTGAGACAGCAAATCTACCATTATACAGACTCTCTTTAACGTTGATTTGATTGTAAGAAATAACGTCAGTATCTGTTACAATACCACTCTTAACTAAAGGAACATCACTTTCTTCAACAATATCAAACTTATAGTAAAGTTGCTCAGGAATATCAGAATTTACAGTTAATGTAACTTTTGCATTAGTATCAACACCAACTTTACCTGATCTTGAAATCTCAAACGTTTTATTGGTTGAGCTTGTATTCCATATCTTAGTATGCTGATTATCAAGATAGAAATTCAGTTGGAATGCAGGATAACTGATGCCCTGTGCAGTATATGCCAAAGACGAGTCAGATAAATCAAACTCAACTGTTGAATCTTTAATCACATCAATCTGGGGATTGATTAGATTGATAGTTCCCGATGAGACACTAGTAATACCGACAACTTGAGGTTTTCCTAAAGTAGAATCGTATCTAGTGTTAGTCAGTTTAAATGAATCATCGTCAACTCTGACGATGTAGTAAATTGCATTATCAGACAATCCTTCTGCTGGATTGGATGCAGTATGCAGGACTTTTTGTCCAGTTACGTATCCATGACCAGAAATAGTGATTGCATTAGTTGTAGTATTAACACCAGATGATGCAAAAGACTTTGGATTGGCAATCAATCGTCTGTTATAATCGTTATATTTTAAAGTGACTGTCGTTGAAATTGATGGGTTTACATCAACAATAACTTCATGATCTCCTTGAATACCATGAGCTTGTTTTGTCTGAACAGTTACTTCCTTTCTTCTAAGTTCAGCGGTGATGACTGAGAAGTTAGTTTGGAAACTATGATAGACACCAGTTCCAAATCCAGTAAAGAATAATGTGCTGATGTTTCTTTGAGTGCTTGCAATTCCAACAAATGTTCCGGTAGTTCCTAATCCAACTTTAACTGTAGAAATTCCAATAACATCTCTTGAAATCTTAGCAGCAAATAATGTTTGATTATTAGATAAAGTTGCAGCAACACCTACAATATTCTGCACATCTATACCACTTCCATTTCCAGGAGAGTATGTTAGTTGATCTCCTGTCTCTAAACCATGATGGGGGATATAGATTCCCTTTGTAGGAATATCAATTCTAGTCAATCCTGCTCCAGGGTTGGAGAATACAATAGTAGAACCGATGCCAACACCAGTAGCAGTTCCTAAACCAACACTTTCAGAAGGATCAAAATAAATTTGTCTATTTCTTCTAGGTGCATATGTTGTCTTGAATCCAGCGTTAATTGTAAGTTTTCTAGGATCCTCAAGTAAAGTTGTGGTAACAGTATGCGATGCACCAACAATACCATTTACGCCACGGAGAACTCTAATTCTAGAGTTGAGAACATCAACATTTAATACTCTTACCTGCTCAGTTCCAATTCCAAGAATATCGTTTTCCCTAATAGCAGGATAATTTAAATCACCAGTTACTTTGAAATAAGTGACAATTCCTGTGGCAGCTGCGGTTCCAACACCATCAGATGTAGTTCCAATACCAACTAAGGCAAGTCTATTAGAAGAAACTCCAACTTGATAAGAACCATCAATATTTGATGATGTAGTAGATAATCCAGTAACTAAAACTCTGTTAAATTTTTTAAAATTGTGAGGATTATCTGCAAAAAGAATATATTCACCTTTTATAGGGGAAGGTAAGATTTCAACTCCCGTTATTGAACTAGTAGCAACACTAACACTATTAACTTGTTTTCCTTTTAAAGATACTACTTTTGCAATAGCGCCTGAACCCTGAGTGTTCGTATTGTCAAATACAAGTGTATCACCTACCTTGTATCCATCACCGCCTGTTTCAATACCAATTGACTCTACTTTGCCAGGACTTACTGACACAACATCTACGGTTTGTGTAAGTTTGTTTGGAGTTGTAATATATGGATATGATGAGTCTCCGTCAATTAAATTATGCGGTACTGTATTTCTGCAGTAGTCAGAATCATTTAAGTCAAAATCATCCTGGTTTGAATCATACCTAAAGTTAAAGTTATCAGGTTTAGAGTGATATGCATCTCCAACCAAGTATGGGAATTTTGGAAGTTTAAATCCTTCAAATATCGCACCCTGTCCTTGAGCAGTAGAGTCATCAATTGTTGCAAAATATGCATAAGTTCCCTTAGGAAATTCTGGAGTTGCACAGAATCTACCATTATTTTTATCCAAGACAGATTCATCAACAACATCTTCAAATGTATAGTCTTCAACAAAAAATCCACCAGGGAAAGCACTAATTGGAGGTCTCTGCTCTTTTGTCAAAGAATCTTCACTATACCCAGATTTTAATTGAGTAACCACTCCACCATTTATACCAGAATAACCATATGGTCCATAAATTGGGTTACCATCATAAGCATATCCAATAATTGGAGAGTGATCCTTTGAAGCGATCTCAATACCATTTTCTTTGACAATATCATTTTTTCTAAAGATGGTATTGCCAGATTGATCACTTGGAGAAAGAGACTCTCTAAGGGGTCTAGGAGCGTACAGGTGCGAGTATTGCAGACCATAGGTATCATTTACTCCTCTGGTTATAAAACCATCATCCGAGGTGATTTTATTAGTGTTAAAGAATCTCTCAACTAGATTGATTCTCCATTCCTGCAAAATTGGTAAGAATTGTGCTCCAGATCCTGCAGGCAATACTGAAACATTTGTCCCGTCTTGTGTATAGTTTTGTCCACCCGATACAACTTTAATATAATCAATGACAGTGGTTTCAGTTGATCCTGATCCTATTGTTTTTGTAACAGGAGTCAGAACAGCACCAACTCCATCACCATCAATAATCAGGTCTGGGAGAGATACGTATCCAGATCCTTGATTATCAACGATAACTTCATCAATAGCACCATTCTTGATAATTGGTTTTAACTGTGCATCAGAACCAACTCCTAGCGTAACAATAGGAAGTCTTTCAAGATTAATAACCTCTGATACACCATATCCAACACCATTAGAAGTTAGATCAACAGATGTAACTTGACCTCTAAAGATAGGTTGAACAGATGCTTCAAAAGATGTGTTTCCTGTCGATGCTAATCCAACCTTTCCAACTAAAGTAACATTAATATCTGGATAGTTAAAGAAGTGAGTTCCTACACCAACAGATGTTAAATCTACATATCTGTTAGTTCTGTAGAAAATATCTTTTTCTGTTGCAACACCAACTGTTGATAACTTAAAGTTGTTATCATCAACTTTGGTGACATAATATTCGGTGTCTGTAGTTAACCCAGAGACTGGTGTTCCTTTGCAAGTATATTTTACAATCTCACCAGACTGATAATCATGATTTACAGAGTTAATAACGTTTAATGCCGTGTTAATTCCAACTGGGAAAACATTTCTTTTTTTATTCTCATAATTTTCGCCAGCATCAATGACTGTAATTGACTCAAGAACTGACTTATCTTTGTGTGCTTTGATAAATTGCACTCCAGAACCAAAAGATGTGAGTACAATAGTATTAATTCCAGAAACAGCATCTGCTTGAGTTGGGTGCAATCTAACTGTTGTTAACCCAACTTGAGATACAAAGTAAGAAGTATTTGTGGTAAGACCACCAATTACTGTTTGATCGTCTGAAATGTATAATACCTTTTCACCAGTTTTAAATTTGTGGAATGTTCCAAATCCAATTGTGGAAGGTAAAGAACCGGTGGTTCCTAAACCAACTCTAGTGGCAAGATCAGCACCAAAAGAAATTTTATGCTCTACTTTTTTCAGAGACGCAGTTGCTTTAGCTCCCTGACCATTTCCTCCAGTAATTTTAATTCTTGGAACCTCTTCATAGTCAAATCCCGGATCAATAATTCTAATTTCTTGAAGAGAACCAGATATGGATACAGTTCCAGTAACACCAGTTCCGACAGAATCTTCGACGTGTAATACTGGTGGATTAACTACATCATAATCATCACCACCACTGAGGACATCAATTCTTTTAACTTCACCATACTTAATTACATCCTTAGATTTGTAGTTTAAAATTTCAACGCCATTTAGAAGAAGTCCAGTAAATCCTGGATTTGTAGGGGACTCAGTGCCATCATCAATTGGTGTTGAAAACTTTCTATAGATTTTCTGTGTTTCTAAAGTTCTTTGTCTAAAGTCATAAAGATCAAATTTATTATTTGTGACAGGGGTTGAACTTTCTACAGAGACAAACTTATTATTGTAGATGTCAGTTCTACTTTTTGATAGTTTTATGGTTGTTGCGTTGACTCTTTTAACAAAATAAAGACCCTCTCCTCCAGTAGCACCACCAAAAAGTGATGTGCCCAGAACAAGTTTTGTAGTTTTGACACCGGTTACTCTATTTGTAGTGGTCTGCTCAACTGTTTCTGGGGTATAATAGATCGCATCACCGGTGTACAATCCATGATCACCTGTCAGAAGTATTTCAAATTCATCTCCTGAAAAAGTTCCAGAGAAAACAACTCCTCGTGAGTCAGCATTCAAAGAGTTTGCATTATAAAAAGGAAGTGAAGAAGACGCTACAATAATATTATCATTGTATTTTTCCTTATAAACGTTTTGAACGTTTGCAGAGTAAACTGCGGCACCAGGAAAGTCGTTTGATTCTGCTTTTAAAAGTGATCTACTTACAGTAAATGTTTCAGACGTGTCAAGTTGACCTTGACCCTTGATAAGGAAGGATCTTTCATTAACAATTTTAGAAATGGTCGATACAGGTTTTTCTCCGCTCGAAGATGCTTTTACGGTTAGTCTATCACCAACTCTAAAATAATGATCTTTATTAAGAGTAAATTCATAGGTATTATCAGATGCATCCTTCAAAGAAATTGATTCTACAGTATATAATGGTGCAGTATTATAATACCAATTTTTATATTTAAAAGTAGTATTTCCAATACCAAGAGTTTTGATTAGTATAGTATCATTTTTACCTTGCTGATACGCACCAGGATGCTCACAATCTTTGATTACTGAATTAATTCTAACTTCAATTGTTTCATCAATATTATTTTTTGATCTACCATAAGCAAAAGTATTGACTCCAACAACTGCAGAATCAAGAATAGTTTTACCAATGCCCGTTATATTAAAAAATTGAGTCAAAGATTTTGACTTATATGATAAAATACCAACGGTATTATCATTAAAGGTTACTGTAAGGGTTCCATTTGTTGCAAAACCAACGGTTGAATCAACGTCAATTACAGTTAAACCAATTCCAACTTCACCGATTACTTTAGTTTTTGGTTGAACTGAAAAAGCACCATAAACACTTCCATCAACTATAATATCCTTATCATAACCCGAATCAACACTTAATCTATAAAAGGTCTGTCCGGTTCCAGTAATAATTTCTTCAACGCTACTGATCGGAGCATATGCTTTGGTGGTATCTTCAAAAGCATCTTGATATAATGTCATCAATTCTAAATTACTGGGATCGCCAGTAATTGGTTCTACCACCAAATCATTCGTAAGATTATACTGTGCATTAGAAGGTGTAAAAAGAAATTCACCTGGTCTTACAATTTTTGCATTTTCTGCATATAATGCCTTGAATAAAATTTCAAATGACTTATCAGTTCCTTTACTAAGATAAAAATCTTTTGATTGCTTAATGAATACCTTTTCATTTAACTTACTATCAAATGGTCTATCTTCGAGACCAGGCAATAGTTGATTCTTAGTTTTAGATAAAAACTTTTTAAGAAAAAGATTGCTTAAGTTTTCTACTTTTGCACCAGAAGTATGAGCTACACCAACACTAGTATCAAATACAAGTTCTTCTGGGTTTGTGGGGGATGTGTATGAAGTAATTCCACTAAATCCCCTTATACAACCAGTAAATGTAGATCTGGTTTTACCGGTATAGGTGATAATTTCATCATCAATTTTTAATAGACCATAGGAATCTGGAAATCCATCTGTACCTGTTGGAAACTTACCAAGGTCAATTTTAATTGAGTCTTCATATTCATTAATTACAGTTCCCAACCCAACATGTGTTGTTAAATTGGTTGTCTCATCAATTTTTACATATTTGTCAATATTTTGAATTAAATCAAGAGGAGCACCTTGAAATTCTTGAGAAATATAATATTGCTTTAAAAACTCTGTTACTAAAGGATAATCCTCCCTCACATACTGAGGAACTTGGTTCTTGACAACCGAATTGATTTGAATTCTTTTCTCTGACATTTTATATCCTTAAATTAGTAACCGCCGCCGCTGCCGGTGCCTGACCCACCCGAAGATGAAGAAGTGCCGGAAGATGTGGTTGGTACTGAAGCCGTTGTAGTTGTTGTGGTGCTTGTATATGAAGATGTGGTGGTTGGTGTTGAAGATCTTACGATAGATCCCCTTCCCCCCTCTCTCACAAGATTTCCATTTGGATAACTGGAGGAAACAATATAGTTTGAACCAGCAGGGTCTAAACCTGAAGATATTTCATCCACGACAGTTTCAAAATTACTGTTACTTATATCTAGTTGCAAATAAAGATCCTGTAATCCGATGACATCATTTGAACTAGGTGTTGCTTCAATCTCAATAATCGTTTGACCATCCTTAATAAGTCCACCCTGAATATTGACAGGGTTCATGGTGATTACACCATTTACATAATCAATAAATCCAACGTTTCTTCTTATAATTGTTGGTTGTTGTGAACCAACTGATGGTAAACTAAAGAAGAACAGAGATCCAGACTCTCTATCGGGTCTTGGAAGATCTGACATGTAAACGTCTTGAGGAATACCATCAATTCTAAATGCTGAGGTTTTGATGTTGAACCCATCTGGATCCTTAACCTGGAATCTATTGCCAAAACCAATTTGATACTCGGCAAAACCATTTAAAACGACTCTTAAGTCTCTTCTCATTCTAAGAGTCGTAATATTAGAAGTTACCGACTCATGACTATCATCAACAACTTTAAGGAACTTACTGTATTTGAATCTTGCACCATACTTATTGAGTTCTGATGATTCAGCATACTTGTTTGCATTGTTTTGAACAACAGTTGACACTAGTGCCGCAGATGGTGCCATGTTCGAGTTATAATATACTTTCGAGTCAACCTCGATATAAAGATATTTCAGATCTAGAATTTCAGGAACAATTCCAGCAACTGCAAATCTTTTCAGTTTGTTTTTAATGTTCTGTTTGATGATGTTGGGCAAGAAATCACCAGTTCTTGGTTTGATGCTAATGAAGACCTTACCATATTGTGGTGGGACTAACTCTTCACCGCCAAAAACAGAGATAGATTCAGTTTCGGGGTAAATTCTTGCCGGGATCAGAGTCTCATAGTCATTTGCAGTAAGTGCTCTATTTTGCGATGCATAGATCCTTGGAGCATACTTACGAATAGACTCCACAGACTCGATTGTATCGCCCCCAGAGGACGATAAACCAGTTGTTAGGAGTGATATGCCCGAAGTGACTGTATATGTCTGTGAGTTCCTTGTGTAGGTCAATCTACCCGAGAACGGGAAGGAAGAAATTCCATTTCCAGAGTCACCATTTGATGCGATATAATTTACGGTAACATAATTTCCTTCTTCAAGAGCTCTACCGAAGATTCCGTCTCCAAAGAACAGTTCATATCTCTCATCAGAGATTTCTTGAAGGAAATAAACTTTTGAAGCACCGCCAATATCAAAAAGACTATCTTGATTTGAGTATTTGACTGAAGTTGACGAATTTTCGTTATTTTTGACTAAAAC